GATGGCAATTTGATAAAGTAGAGATACTTAAAAGGTATGTAAAGTACGGGTGGCGTAAATTAATTATGGAAGATTGCTGGTACCTACATTTAGCACAATAATACTATTTATTAAAACAGGATATATAATATCAATATAATACACATGGCTGGAGATAAGGTAAATAACAAGGAATTAAAGGATATAGTAGAGAAAGCCTACGACCTTCGATATAATCAGAATTATGGACAAAGAAAATATGTGGCTTGGGCTAAGAAAGAATACGGTAAGTCAGAACAGCAATGTTGTCAATACTTTTTAAAAGCTAAAGATCATCATACTACTATGTGGAAAGACTTGTTAGAGAAACAATTAACACCGGCAGTAGAAGAACTAATCAGACTAATGGCAGATGAGAATCCTAAGATTAGACAAAGAGCTATAGATCAAATAGTAAAGTATACGGGCAATGATATACAAAAGATACAAGCGGAGATAAAGGGAGACATAGAGGTATCCTTTAATGCACCAGACAACTAAATGAATGTTAAGTTATTTACACCCTATAAAGCACAACAAACCTTTATAGATAAATTTGTAGTTACCGATGACTTATTCGGAACCCTTGTAGCACCTAGAGGGTCCGGAAAGACATTAGCAGCAATTAACTTTGCTATGTATTGGGGTTTACAAAAGAAGAATCAAAAACTAGGATGGTGTAGCCCTACCTTTAGCCAATCCAAGAGTGTACTAGATCAAATAGTAGCAGCAGCACCTGACTTAGTAGAATCAAGTAACCGGATGGAGGCTGTTATAACCTTTATTAATGGCAGTACTATAAAGTTCTTAAGTAGTGATTCAGCAGATAACATTAGAGGCTTTAGATTTACTCACCTTATACTAGATGAAGCAGCATACATAAAGGATAGCGTAATATCTACTATACTATTACCTACGCTAAATCCTAATGGTAAAAAGTGTCTCTTAGTAAGTACACCAGCCGGTAAGAATCATTTCTTTACTTGGTATATGAAAGAAGATGTTATAAGCCATAGAATTACATTAGAGGAATGTCCATACATTAGTCAAACGTTATTAGACGAAGCTAAAAGCTCTTTACCTGCTGACATTTATGCTCAAGAATACTTAGCTCAATTTGTAGATAGTGCTAATGATGTCTTTGTTGGAATAGAAAAAGTAGCCTTTGTAGGAGAGTATAGAAGAGGTGGAGATGTATACGTAGGAATAGATACGGGATTATCGGATGATGCTTCGGTAATGACTCTTGTCTCTCCGATAGGTAGAGTAATGAACGTAGTAAGTATATCACAAACAGATATCAATACAGCAGCCACACTCTTTCTTAAGGAGTTACAACCATACAATGTAGTTGGCGGCTATATAGAAACGAACGGAATAGGAAGAGCCATGTTTGACTTAGTACAACCTAAACATAGACGTATAAAAAGGTTTGATACAAATCAAAATAACAAGACAGAGATGGTACGAAAATTAATTGGTGATATAGAGACAATGACTATAGAATTACCTAGTAATGAATTATGTCCAGAACTGCATAGAGAGTTTGCTACATATACATACAAGTTAAGCCCTACTGGTAAATTAAGCTTTGGTCATAGTAACGGTAGCCATGATGATTATGTAGATAGTTTATTATTGGCCAATTATAGTAGAAACCAATTTATGGAAAGAAGACCTATTAGAATAAAAAACGTAAACAATATAAGACCGTCTTTTTCAAGACCAAAGTAACATAAGTCCTTTTGGGCATAACAGCAATATTTATTAACAATGAAACAATCTTTACAGTTAACGGTTCCAGATTATATGACTATAGATCAGTATGCAGCTATGACTTCATACAAAGGTCAATCTAAATTTGGTAGATTAGTACATACAGTATCAATACTAACCGGACAGAGTAAAGAGAAAGTAAGGATGTGGGACCTAGATAGTCTTAGTAAAGTATCTAACCTATATTCTGATATAGCCGATCACAAAGAGTTATTTCATCCTTTACTAGAGTGGGATGGAGTAGAGTACGGTTATAGCAACATTAGACAATTTACTTTAGGTGAGTATATAGATTTAGAAGAGTATTGTAAAGACTTAGAGAACAATATGCATAAGGTAGCTGCTATACTTTACAGACCAATTAAGAGTCATAGATTTAATTCTATAGCTTATACTATAAAACAAGGTATAAAGGTCGCAACGAATAAAGTAGAGAATCCTTTTGATTGGTATGAACTAGATAAGTACGATAGTAAACAACGGCTTAAAGTCGAAGAGAAGTTTAAAAGCTTTCCTGTGCATCTCTTTTTAGGAGCTGTTAGTTTTTTTTTGTCAACAGGAAGTCTATATTTGAACAGTATAGCTTATTCAAAGAAGACAATGTCGAAGGAGTTGATGATGAAGATGGAGGACCTGATACTACGACGTCTTTCGGCGGACATTGGGGATGGTTCGGAACTCTTTACCAACTCTCTAAAACCAATATACTTTCAATCACTGGAGAGTCCAGTATTGTAGATCTAAACTTTATGTTTAGTCTTAATTTTTTAGAAATCGAAAAAGATTACAATGGAGAAATCGAGAAAGAAAACAAAAAAAGGTTACAGCAAGCCCGTCGTAGATAGTATACCTACTCCTACACCAACACCAACACCAACTAGAAGAATGATTAACCGTAAGGCTATACAAGCAGAGTTGGATATAGATAAAGATATTAGAAGATTATTAGACGTTGACTATTATAACGATAACCAAATAGCATCTATGATAAGAGGTGCAGACTTAGCAAGAGTAAAAAAAGTAAAAAATGAGCGCAGAAAGACTAACACGTAACGTACCCTATTCAGAGATTATAGATCTCTTTCAATCAAGATGTGATGCACATTTAGCTATTGCTTCTTTTGATAGTGGTACTATAGATTATTTAGATGCATCTGTTGTAAACAGAAAGTTTCCTTATATCTTCTTAAGACCTATGAATAGTTTGGTAGCTGAAAGACAGCGTACCTTATCATTCGAATTATACAGTCTAGATATACCTAAACTAAAGTCATCGAGTCATGTAGAGTTACTTGCTGACACGGAGTTTTACATATACGACTTAATGTCTTACTTTGAGTTTGGTCCTAGTACTATACAACAAAACTATGATATGGAAATAACTGACTGTGTACCTGTAATGGAAGGATTCCAAAATAGAGTATTTGGTTGGGTTGCTAACATAGATATAGTAACACCGTTTAATTTAAATTACTGCGTATATCCAGAATATCCATAATGACAGCAAGACAAGTATTTCAGAAGATTGCCAATCTTATTACTGCAAGAAAGAAAAAGCTAGCACCTAGAAAAAAAGGTTACCTAGCTAATTCAATCGAAGATAGAGTAATAATGAAACGTGATGGCACAGTACAGATAGCTTCTAAGATGCTTAAATATGGTTATTATCAGGATGCTGGAGCAAGAGGTAGTAAGAGAGCTTTTAGTAATGGTTACCAACCTAAGAGCTATAAAAATAAATTTACAAGAAAGAATAATATGTCTCTTTATGCACCTGGACAGTTTAAGAGTAAGTATGCCGGTAGAACTACTAACTTTCAAGCTTGGAGAGCTCAAGTAGCTTATTGGGGTTTTAAACCACAACCATTTATTAAACCGGCAGTACTAGGAGTAATGGATCAACAAGGATATGATATGATAGCAGAATATATATCAGAAGATGTAGCATTACAATTTAAAAATACATTTAAAAGAAAATAATGGCAGTAACAGTATTAGCACAACCGTCTTCACCGAACTTAACAGGAACTAAATTAGTATATAGTTTAAGTAGTTCATTAGCAATCAATCCTCAATACCAATATGTAGTAGATATACATGAAAGCGGTTCATCAACTAGATTAACTAGATTGTATGCTTACCCTAATGAATATGGTAGCGGTATAGTAGAAGTATCAAGAGTATTAAATGATAATTTAGATTACGATAAAGATTGGAAAGTAACAGCACAAACTGCTCCTGTATTATCTGCTAAAGATTTTACTTTACACTATAGTGAAAGCTATGGTACTTCAATTAGTAGTTCAGTTACTATATATGCCGGAGGTGCTACTTCTGAAATAGAAGCATTTCCTGGTACATTAGATCCCAATGGCGGTACATTTAACTTTAATACTGGTTCATATCCGGCAACTAATGTATTAAGTAACTTTCCTTTTGTAACTACAGACGCTATAGACCTTAGCAAAAAAAGAGACTTTAAAAATATTAAGTCTACAGACTATGAAACTTTAACTGTTAGTTATGGAGATAGT